CAGATAGATCGTCTACGTTGTGTTCTACTTCGTCGATTGTGATGACTTGGGGTTGTTTGTTTACCATTATCATTTTCCTTTATGTTAAGCTACAGCTTGTAGCGGGGTTAAATCTTCCGTTGTCCAGAAGTCTTTGGCAAGCATACCGACCAGATGCTCTTGGTTGCGTGCCAATGTGTCTACCTCTTCGTCGGTCAAGGCAGGCTTTGCTTTCAGAGCGTTAATCAGGTTCACACTATCCATAGCTGCGGAGTAGTGCTTTGCGATTTGCTCAGGGGTGTTTTCAATAATCATGGTTTACTTTCAAGGGTGGGTTAAAACATAAGCGTCAAACTTTGCATTCAGTTCCTGCAAGGCTTTTACTAAAACAGGAATCAGCGCGGTATCAATCATGCGCAGTTTGTCTTCATCTTCGTTATCCACGATGACAGGGTTAGCACCCTCTAGCTCTAGCACGTCTTGGGCTTTAAAGCCGTAACGCACCCCGCCATTAGTTTCTTCAGAGTCCCGTGCAGTGCGGAATTGATACGCCGTGGGTTGCAACGCTTTGACAAACTCAAGCCCGTGGGGAACGGGTGCAAAGTTGGTCTTGTCCCGCGCATCTGACACAACTGTCCATGCCACTTGAATGTAGGCATTAGTGACACCCGTCGAACCCATGCAGAAACGATTGTCGTGGGTCGTTGGGTCAAAGACTGGGGTGTAAGTGCCTGCTGAATTGCGCGGGTTTATCCCCGTGTTTCCGCTGCCTGTGGTGTTGAAGTAGAGTGCGCCTCGCCCGCTAGCTGTGTTTTGAATGCCTGTTGTGTTGCTGTAGAGTGCATACGCTCCGCTAGCCGTATTACTGCCGCCTGTGGTGTTGCTTAGGAGTGCTTGATACCCACTAGCTGTGTTGTTGAAACCTGTGGTGTTGTAGTAGAGTGCACTTCGTCCGCTAGCTGTGTTGTTGTAGCCCGTGGTGTTGTTGAAGAGTGCGTCGCGCCCGCTAGCTGTGTTGCTGCTGCCTGTGGTGTTGTTCAGGAGGGCTTGGTACCCACTAGCTGTGTTGTTGCTGCCTGTGGTGTTCTGCTGAAGTGCGTCACGCCCGCTAGCTGTATTGCTGCTGCCTGTGGTGTTGTACAGGAGGGCTAGATACCCGCTAGCTGTGTTGTTGCTGCCTGTGGTGTTGGAGAAGAGTGCGCTCACCCCATTAGCTGTGTTGTTGACGCCTGTGGTGTTGTAGTAGAGTGCGCTCAACCCGGTGGCTGTGTTGCTGCTGCCTGTGGTGTTGTTCTGGAGTGCGTTCCGCCCACTGGCTGTGTTTTGGCTGCCTGTGGTATTGTTCTGGAGTGCGCTCAAACCGCTGGCTGTGTTGTTGACACCAGTGGTGTTGGCATTTAAAGCACCCGAACCCAATGCGGTGTTAGACGCTATTGCACCTGCACCTTTGCCTACTGTTAAGCCGGACAGAGTTGCGTCGGTTGTGGAGGAGATAGCTCCCACCACATCCAATTTGACCGCAGGACTTGTCGTCCCAATCCCTACGTTACCAGCTTTTAGTGTTAAGACATCCACTAGTATTTGACCCGAACCAGTAGTAGATTGTAGCGTTAGTCTTTCTGTACCGAAAGTATTTCCGCCCCACACAGAATAAATAGCCCCTGCTAAAAATCTACCATCCTGCCCTGTTGGTACGGAATAAAACTCAATTCCTCGTTTATAACCTCGGTTAGTTACGCCCGGACTTATCCGTAATATATTTACATCAGATGCTGAATCTTTTTCAATCGTAAGACTAGCCGCTGGACTACTCGTCCCGACCCCCACATTCCCACTACTCGTAGCAAAGTTAGCGCCTGTGGTGGAGGAGATAGCTCCGGTTACTGCCAACGCCCCAGAGTTCACAGCAGCCAGCATAGAGGTTCCTGTAGCGCCCAGCGTGGTAAATGCACCCGTGGATGGTGTAGAAGCCCCTACGCTTGTGCCGTCTACAGCACCCCCGTTAATATCAACAATGCCACTAGTCAACGTGTTAATCGTGATGGCGTTAATAGTGCCGCCCTCAACCTTGTCGCCGCTGATGGCATTGTCAGCAACAACCACCTCTGATATGTTTACGACACCATCAGCAAGAACTCCTCCTGCAGAGATGATATTTGCTAAGTCTCTTGCTTTAGTCATATTTATATTCCTTTAATTTACCAAGGCGTACCAGAGGCCGCCACAGGGTTCTTTTTAGCTTCAATCTGAGTTGCCACCGCTGCTTCAGTAGCTGCAACAGTTTCTTCACCCATCGCTGATTTAACCCAGCCGATTGCTTGCTCCTCGGTTATGTCTTCGTAAGCCGTTGTTACAACACCCTCTAGCCCAATAGAGCCGTATGTGTTACCAGTAAAATCACCATCAACGCCAGAGCAAGTCCAGTGTGCGGTAGTTACAAAGCCGTCAGAGATACGGCGCTCAAGTTGTGTAATATTCCATGTAGTCATTTTAGTTTCCTTGGTTTTGACGTTCAGCGGCAGCGTCCTGTGCAGCCTCGTATGCTGCGATAACTTCAGCAGTCCATGCGGTGTTGCAAATAGCTGCTACGTTGGCTGGTACGCCTGTGAGGTCTTGTCCCGGTGTTAGGCTTGAGCGATGGTAGGCCTGCGTCAGTTGAACGCCGTCCTCCATGATGCGAGTTGCTTCGCGGTACAGCACAGTGCCATTCTCAGTTACTGTGATTTGGTCAACTACTATTTGTTTTGTGATTGTCATGATATTTTCCTTTTGGTTAATGAAGTCCGAATTTGTGGCGGTCACTTTTTATGCAACCCTATACGAACATGACCCATTTAAAATGTTTACATTAGTAAATGTAGTAAAATCAGCAGTCCCTGACGTTGCGTTATTCGAAAAGCCGTAGAAATAAAGCGAGCTATTGAATGCCTCACCCGTTGGTGATGTCCCGTTAAACTGAACTCCGTGGACATTGGCTATACTAGCAGCCCAACGCATCGTAGTTCCCGCAGAAAATGGAAGCCCTGTTATTGCATTGGATGCACCTGCTCCGCCATTAGATGTCAGCATAAATTCAAGGTGAACTATGTTGCCAATCTTTGTGTATCTTCCAAGCTGAATACTATAAGTAGCCGTCCCCCCAACACTAGGTGTCCAAGTCCCCTCCTCATAGTCATCCAGCGTATTAGCATCAGCACTGGCTACTTGAGTGGCGGGGAAGGTGATACCTTTGTTAGCTGAGATTATCTCTGTAGCCGAGATAGCTCCGGTTACTGCTAGGCCGTTGCCCATTGTGACTGGGCCATTTAGGTGATTCTTGTCCGTACCTGTTATGTAGAGGCCCCACTTGTTTGTGAAGGTTGACGTACCCCCCACCGGTTCGACATACATCGAGTAGGCGTTTGTTCCCGTTGCCCCGTTACTCGTGAAACCGATGTACCTGCCATATAGCGTAGTTACTGCTGCGCCGAACGTTGGGTTAAATACCTCTCCAAACTGCGTCGTTCCAGTAGTCGCCGAAGTGCCTGATACTTGAAAAATCCTGTCACCAGAGCCACCTGAGATTTCTACACGGCCAACTGCCGTCACCGCAGCCAGCGTACTAGCCCCCGTCACATTTACATTGCCAGCTACGTTTAATTTATATGCTCCGGGACTCGTAGTACCAATCCCCAAATTACCACTCGCATCCAGCGTCATTGCCTGAGTAAACGAGATAGCAGCGCCTGCTGTTCCAGTAGCGTTGGTGTTATGCCACTCAAAAGCGCCATTATTTTGACGGAACAAAGAGGCTTTATAACCCCCGTTCTTATAGATTGAGCTGGTTCCGTTGTTGTAAGCGTTGTACCAAATATCACCGTTTACCGAGCTTGTGATTCCAATAACACCGCCAATATCTTGAGCACGATAACTACCCCCCCAAGCACTCGGAGTAACCCCCAAGCCGAGGTTGCCGGAGGAGTTTAGAACCATACGGTCAGAATTAGCCCCTGTGCCAAATCTTAATTCGCCAGTAGCGTTAGTGGCTCTAATGTAATTAGACCCTGCTCGTGAGAAGTCTAGTTGCACACCTGCGGCACTTACTGAAACATTGCCTAGTGACCCAGCAACATCCAGCTTTCCCGCAGGACTTGTCGTCCCAATCCCTACGTTGCCTGCGCTGTCTATTCTGACTTTTTCTACACCTTTGGGGGAGAATACAATATGTCCGCCTGTTGTGTTTGGAGTGAAAAAACCGAGCGCAGGATTCGCTGTTGAGGTGGTTGAAATGACAAGCCCTCCTATACCAGCTATTGGCACCCCACCAGCAAACACCCCCGCTATGTTTTGTGTACCTGCTCCATCATTGCGATACACTGTTACTCCGCCAAGACCGCCAGCACCAAAACCCTTAACATATAGGTTTTCATTAGCCACGCCGCTTGTTTGTTCAAACGTAACATTGCCAACAACCCCGCCTGTCAGCGTACTAGCCCCCGTCACATTCAGCGTTGTACTAGCTGATATTGCACCTGATGCCGACAGCGAGGTAAATGCACCTGTAGAGGCCGTTGTAGCTCCTACAGTTCCGTTGATATTTATTGAGGCTGTACCTGTCAAGTTTGTGACTACACCGCTGCTAGGAGTTCCTAGAGCAGGGGTTACTAAAGTTGGGCTTATGGCAAATACGTTAGCCCCAGTGCCAGTCTCATCAGTAAGCGCCGTAGCCAGTTGTGCTGACGTGAACGAGCCTAGTGATGCTGCGTTACCCACGCTCGTAACTGCCCCTGTGAGGTCTGCGTTAGTGGTTACTGTGGAGGCGTTGGTAGCCGTAGCTGCATTCCCGCCGATATTCAACGCTGTTGCCGTACCAGTGACGTTAGTCATTATTCCCGAAGCAGGGGTTCCTAGAGCAGGAGTAACAAGGGTAGGGCTTGTGTTTAAGACGTTGCTGCCTGTGCCTGTATTGGCGACACTGACAACGTTTTTGCTGACATCAAGGGCTAAGGCTGTGGAGGCGGTTAGCCCCGCCAAGTTGTTCACGCCTGACGTACTGAGCGAGGTAAACGCACCTGTAGATGGTGTGGAAGCACCTACGCTTGTGCCGTTAATCGTGCCGCCAGTAGCTGTAATAGAATTTACTGAGATATCTTCATTTGTACTTGATAGCTGAAAGTATCTCGTGTCGCCTAGAGCATACACGTTTACAGAATCAAACGTGTTATAAGCATAAACGTTTAACTCATCATTTGAGTTAGCACCAGTTGTAAGCGTAACAGAGGTACCACTCGTTGCAGTATAATCAGCATTATCCTCAAGGAAAATACCATTTAAAGTAACAATGATAGAACCAGACACATAAGTTAAAGTAGCTGTATTATCATCAACACCTGAAAAGGTTGTTTGACCTGAAGTTGCTGTGTAATTATAAACGGTTAAAATAGCTTGAGTAGCTGATGAAGCCACTAACCATTGAGAGCCATCATATACAAACATTCCTGTTTCAGTAGTGTCATAATACAAAGCACCAGCAACAAGAGCATCACCATCATTATCCAATGTAGGTGCAGAAGACTTAGCACCTAAGTAACGATCATCAAAAGAATCTAAGGCGCTGGCAGCAGATGCAGCGCTAGATGCAGCGTTAGAAGCACTATTAGCAGATGCAGAAGCGCTGGTAGCCGCATTGGTCTCACTTGTTCCAGCATTGGTTGCTGAAGTAGATGCACCAGAAGCGTTAGAAGCAGAAGTAGAGGCGGAAGAGGCAGAGTTTGTTGCACTAGTTGAGGAAGCAAGGGCACTATAAGCCGCGTTAGTCTCACTAGATGCAGCATTAGAAGCACTAGAGGCTGCGTTTGAGGCTAAAATAGCTGCATTAGTTTCAGCGGTTTCAGCGGCTGTCTGAGCCGTTTGTGCGCTAGAAGCACTAGATGCTGCATTAGTAGCGCTAGAGGCTGATGTAGTGGCGCTGTTGGCGCTGTTAGTCGCATTAGTAGCTGATGTAGTGGCGCTGTTAGAACTGTTAGTAGCTGAATTAGCTGATGCAGTTGCAGAGGTGGCTGCAGAAATTGCACTGTTAGCAGAGTTACCTTCAGAAATAGAGGCAGCAGTAGCACTATTAGTAGAATTAGTTTCGCTATTAGAAGCAGCATTCTCAGATAATAAAGCATCAGCAGCTGATTCAGCTGATTCTGTAGCTGAATTTGCAGCCGAAATTACATCACTAGCTGAATTAACCTCGCTAATACTAGCATTGCTTTCACTTATACCCGCAGCAGTAGCACTAGCAGCGCTATCGGTAGCAGATTCAGCAGATAAAGCTGCTTGTAATGCTGCAGCATCCAAGATATCTTTAGCTTGGTTTGTGGAGGTAATTGAACTTGATGATCTCTCATCAAATGCTCCACCATCAGGGCTATCACTTGTGATGCCTGTTGTTTGATTATATGCCATTTATTTCTCCTTAGATGAGACCATTAGTACTTACAACTGTCCTAAGAACACCACCTTTGGCTCTGCGCATTTGCTCTGCTCTATTTAGGCTATCGATGTTTTCTTTAAATTTTCTTGCGTAACGAGATTCCATACCTTCATCAAAGAGATATGCCCCTACATTATACAATGAACCCCAGATTAAGAGTCTTTCATTACTGTCTCTTAACCAGTTAGAGGATTCTTTACCTATGTATTGTTTAGTTGTTACGTTAGACCCATCATTACCTAAACTTATATCGTAAAGAGATGCGGCATCATAGCTATCAAGGACTACTAAGGTACTTCCTGTACCTGCAAAATAAAGGTTACTACCTCCGCTAGCAACTAATTCTAGGTATAGTTGCGCTTCATCAGTAGAGCTAATATAATAGTTAGCAGCAATAACTCTGTATGTTGCATTCAAATCTGGAAGTCTACGGTAGTAAGATATTTCTACTACATCATCAACTGAGAGTTGAGGTTGTATTTTTATTTTACCATCTAACCACATGTAGCTATAACCAGCATAATTTTCTGTATAGCTATCTAGAAATGATATGCTATTACTGACCTGACTAAATACTTCAGATTCGTAGCTTGATTGGCTATTTGAGGGTAATTTTCTGACATGAATAAATTCTGTCAAGTTGAAGGGTATTTCAATTTCAGTGATACGACTATCCGTTGAGTTGTTACCTGCCGTAACTGTGTACGTAACGGTACTCTCTAAAGGCGGGATACGTAGTTCCCTGTAACATTCATCAGCAGAATACTTTAGGCAATCTTCAATGACGCTATCAGGGATTGTAGCTACTTCTTTTTTGTTACTCCAGTCCCGTACCTTTGCTACGAGAGCGTCATATAGGGGTGTTGCCATAATAAATTCCTTATAATGTCTTAATATTGCTTGTTTTCAATGCAGGATAATCGCTATCAATGATTTGTTTTAACTTACGCATTTGCGCAGGATCACCCATAAAGTCGGGAGAGTGTACATCAATGCCGTATTTAGTTAAAATATCAATAGCTACGATATCAGGAATGATTGCAAAGGATCTATATGTCCTAGCGCCACTTGAGGTGGCATCTAATTCCCGTTGTTGTGTAGCATAATTTTTGTAAGCCTCAACGTCTTGTTCTAGCTTAAAGTTAATATCATCTGTTTTTACTTTAAAGCTATCTTTGTTATTGTCTTGTGATAGAAATCCCATGTGTCCTCTTTTACTTAATTAGAGTGTGCTACTGTAAAAGCACCGTCTTGAGCTAATTTACCAAGCTCGTATTTAGCATTAGCACCATTAAAGGCAGCTACTGTATCTGTTACGTATGTCATTGAAGTACCAACAATCTTACTGTATGATGCTGAAGTGACCTTACCTTTATTAACTACTACATTACCTACTAAAATAGGTGCAGCGATAGTAACAAAAGAAGTAGTGCCGGGGTAGTACGTGGCAGTACCGTTTGTTTGTGTAATCTTAAGATATTGCATTATTTTCTTTCTAATAAAAAAAAGGGCAAGGTTTCCCTCACCCCTTTATAGGTTAATTACTGACCAGACAAACCGAAGATCAAGCCGCAACCCTTAGGATTACGACACTCGATTGTACCTTCTTCAACAATTTGACCGATGATAGAATCACCCAGCTGACCCAAGTCAACTTCTTGCATTGGACGCAAAGCAGCGTAGCTGAACCACATTGGGTCGTACAAGAATGCTGAGAAGTTAGCAGCGTTGTCCAAGCCAGAGATACCAGTGTTGGCAATACCCATAACGTAGTTAGGAACAACCATGATGTCACCGAAGTCAGACATGTAGATTTCAACTGACTGACGCAACTTACCGTCTGCATCAATGTTACGGCGAACGTTACCGTCACCAGCGCTAGAGGTAGCAGAACCAGCGGCCTGTGCCTTAGCAGAAAACACGCGACGGTTAGCAGGAGACACCATTAGCTTAGAAGCCTTACCACCGTTTTCGTAGATGGCTTGCATCACGGTATCGATGTGTGACAGTTGCAAGCTGACTTTATCAGCAGAAGTAACGGTCGTAAAGGTACCAGCAATACCAGCGCCAGTGTTAGTAGGAGCAGTGTACTCACTACCAGTAGCCAACACGTTCAATGCAGTAGATGCATCATTAACCCAAGCTTGGTAGCCACCCATTTTACGGACGCCTGAGCCATTTGAGCTGTTCCAGCTGTTAACCATGTCGAATTCAACGTCACGGCGCAGCTCGGTACCACGCTTCTTGAGCTGGTATGCGTATTCGTCAGCAACACCAGCTTGGTCAACAGCACGCTTAGTACCGGTAACAGTAACAGTCTTGCTGTTAATCTGTGTGTAGTTGCCCAGACGGGTGCGGAAAGGCTCTGCGTCTTGTGCGCCATTCTGAGTAGCGTAAGATACGCCTTCAGCGACTGCAGAAGAGGCTGGAGCAGCCAGCTCGTCAGTTTGCCATTCATGGAAAACTGCGGTAGCTTTTGTCTTACCGATTGAAGACATGAAAGGTGTCTCGTCACGGCTGATCATAGAAATAAAGTTAGCGAGGTCTTCACGCTCGCCAGCGTTTACAGAATTACCGGTAGCGGATGCGCTACGTGCAGCGGCTTTTGAGCCACCTGTTGCAAAATTAGTTGCGGCCATTTTAATGGTTTCCTTATAATGAGATTTTTAATCAAAGTTTTTTGCTCACTGAGGAAATACGTTTTAGAAAATCTAATTCGTCTTGATTCGAACCTTCGCCTGACAGAACTTTAGATCTAGCGGTTATAGCGACTTGCTGTTCCTTTTGTGATTTAGGTGTTCCCTTTTTAGAGGGTACCGACTTCACAGTAGGAGCTGCTTTACGCTTAACTGCACCAGTATCTTTAGCTGTTTTTAACTTACGATAATCATTGATGAACTTAACAATTTGGGGATCATAGATAGAACCTAATAGTTCTTCTGAGATACCTTCTTTAACTGCAAACTCACGTATAGATTTAGCGACTTTATCTGAATAGTCTGGAACTAACGTATTAATACGTTCGTTATATGACTTTAGTAACTCTTGTCGTTGCGTCTCTACTTGAGCCTGGAATTGTTCGGCAATAGCCTTTGCTTGTCCTTCCCGCTTATTCCGGGATTTCCAGTACTTCTCTTGCACCGTTTCACGTTGTTCTTTAAGTTCTCTGGCAGAGTATGAGTCACCCTCATCCTTTGCTTTATCGATATCCTTACTTAACTTGTGATACTCTTCGGCAAGATTGGTTTCAGTAGCAGTTAATTCCTGTTGGATTATCTGCCCTAATTCAATAACTTCTTTAAGTTTTTCTGTCTTCTCTTGTTCGATCTGTTTTCTCAGTTCGCCTAGTTCACGCCCTTTTTGAGATAGATGCTTATCAGTAGAATAACCCTTACGGACTTCTTCTAGGGTAAGGTATTCTGTTTTACCATCAATGGTTACAGGTACTTTATATTCCCAGTCAATATCTTCTTCGGTCGGCAAATCAGTATCTTGGGTAGACGTATCATCCTCAACTTCTTCTTCTTCCTCTGAATCTTTCGACTCTTCCTCTTCATCTAGGTCATCTTCAGCTTCCTCATCGGTCTCTTGGGGTGCTTCTTCTTCTTCTTCCGATGATTCATCTGGACTCGGGACGCTATTGTCTTCTTGTGGTAGAGACTCTTCTTTCAACCCTAACAGTTTTGCTGCTGGAGAATTCCGTAGAATGTCATCAAGACTCTTTGCTTCCAAGCCTACACTATTACTTCCGTCATCAAAACTCTCGCTCGAAATTTCCGAGGCAGGAGTGTTGGTAGAGAGTTGTTCTAGGTTCATAATTCTTTTACCTTTGTGTCTATTTATTCGGCTTCAAGGGCTTTGGCAGCTTTAGCTGCACGTACCTTAGCCATACGATCTACAGTAGCTGTAGTAACCTCTTTGACTTTAACCGTAGGTTTGTCAAGAGATTCAATTACCTCAATTGCCTTTGTTAATGTAACAAGGATTGGGGCATAGCTCTGTGCTCGTCCAGTTCCACCGTTTTGGCCACATATCGCCAACTCACGGATAATCTCTTGCTGTGCTCTCTTTAACACAGTTGTTGCTAAATCGTAATTACTCATTCTTGATCTTCCCCTTCTTGGGATTGTTTATTAATATACTGCATATTGTTACCGTACATTTCAATGCCGACTAACTTTTCTTTAACACTACCTAACGCCATAGCAGTATGGTATAGGTATTCACGTTCTTTACTGCAATGAGGTTCTGTCTTTAGCCAAGTAACAAAAAGATCTGCTAAGATCTCTGAGTATGCTTCTCCAAAGAATTGCTCACGTTCCTTATTTGCAAACTGGGATTTACCTAACGCTAATTGAGCATCACGGAAGGGTTCTACTTTGTATTCACCAGTCTCATGATTCATTTTAGGCTTCGTTCTCTGCTGGAAGCCGTCCTTATATTGATTCATTTATTTACTTTAATATGACCCACCCATACCTATTGGTAGAGGGGTGGATTTTGTTTTACATCATTGGTTGTTGTGGTTGCTGCTGTCCCATAGCTTCCGGTTGTGGTTTTGACTGACTTTCATCAGCTTCAATCATTGATTTAGCAGTAACTAATAACTCTTGAGCACTAGGTCTTGGTTCAAGGGTAACACCCTTCTCCGCAGCTTCAATAGTAAGTTTAGCCCACTCTTGATAACTCTTATCCAAAGCAACCATAAGTTGTTTAGTATTATCTTGCATAGCGTTCTTAGACTGTACATTAGTAAGTGCAATAGTAGCTTCCCGCTGGGCTGCATCTAATTGCTTTATCTTCTCTTCAAGTTGTTTAGCTACGTCACCTGATTGTTGTTCTGCTTCACGAGCTTTAACAGCTTGTTCCAAGAACTCAGGAGATGTGTAATCAATCAGGAAGTCTAACGGATCTACATCCATTGCTTCTAAAGTCTTAACGGCTAGTTTAGCTGCTGCGTCAGGGGCAACTACTGCACCAGCACCGCTTGATTGTAAAGCAGGAATTAGCTGTTGACCAATCAGTGTCATCTTCTTAATAATATTACTATTGCTATTTTCACCAACATCGATATCGACATACATTAGCATGTTATCAGGTAACATACCCGGATCGATTGACTTATACATATCATTCTGATCAAAGAACTTTATTTCTTTACCACGAAGCTTAGTACGGAGTGTTTTATACACACCTTCAACTAACCGTTTAAAACCTGTCTCAGCAAATCTACGTGCCATAAATTGGATACGTACTTGAGCGGCAGACATTGCCTTCTGCATCTTTTCTTCAGAGTTGCCAGAAACATAAAGAGTATCATTGAGGCCTTGAGCCGCTTTTGAGAGGCCTGTAGCCTGTTCTTTATGTAACTGGAGCATCTCTAAAAGAGGTACAGTACCTGTACTGATAGTATCAGGTGTCATAGCCGCAACAGCACCGTTAGGGTTACCGTTGGTAGCAATAATTTGTTTAGGCTTCATGTTCTGCAAAGCAGAGAAGTCTACTACGTTAGGGTCAGCTAACTTAGGTGCATAGTTGGTAAGGTATACGTTCTCTACAAAGCCACGCATAATAGCAGTAGTTGCTAATGTAGATGGTCGAATCATATCTGCTACAGATAGACCGTAGAATTCGTGTGGAATCTCGAACGGGCATAGTGTAGCTAATGGTACGTAGTCACAATCTTCTTCAAGAAGGACGGTTCCACCAGCAACAATAAAGTGTTTTAGTTCAGCAATACCATCACCATCACGATCAACTCTCAACCAACATTCAATAACATTTACTTGTCTGTTAGCTTCTGTTTCAAAGATTCCACTTGAATTACCCCCCTGCCAGTACTCTTCACCAGATAGACGTTTACGAGCTGCTTGCTCTTCATTGTAGCTAGCAGCCATATAAGTGCTGCCATCTCCAATATCGTCCCACTCGATGTTCTCTGCAATATCGGGGTAAAACTTTCTAATCTCAGAACGAGTCATCTCAATCTGAATACCTACAAAATCAGCATCATCTAAAGACTTAGCGCCTCTAGAGATACGGAATGCTTCAGGATGAACGTTCTCAATCTTAATTCTTGTCTTGTCATGTTGCTTCTTAAGGCGAACATCTTTGTATACTGTGTTGTATACAGAATTACCTTCCTCATCAGTGGCCAGTTCTTGATCGTAATTAAGAGTACCAATGATCTCGGTATCAGCATCAGACAAAAGAATATCTAAATTCTCTTGACTAATTGAATCATACTCTTCAAAAGTATATTCGTAATCTTCAATAAAGTCCCAACGAACAATACTATTCTTCCATAACAAAGAGGATTTAACCCATGTGTTTAAGATTTCCCATCCAGGATTCTGCTTAAAGATAGTATAGTTAACTAACTCTGAGGCCATCTTAGCATTACTGTAATCAGTAGGCTTAGTGCCTGATGGAATAAACCTAGCTAGTTTATTGTTGTTGAACATAAGTTCAGCTAAGATAGCACTATATCCCTCAATAGCTTCTACAGTATCTGAAGAAACAATTTGAGATACACCCTGAGGTGCAAGGTGCGCTATCGGCATCATACCGTATTCGTATGTAGCCTTCTGTCTTTCTCTTGCGAGGTCAGAACTAT